GCCCGTGCTCTCGGCCATGCGGATCTGATTCCTGAGGGCTGGACCGCAGAGGTTGACGAGTTCGGTGGTCCTCGTGGCGGTGCCGATAAGCGTGGCCCCGGCTGGGTGACGCATCCCAAGGAGACCCGCAAGATCCACTCGTACTGGACCACTCCCGGCCAGCCCGGTTACGCCAAGATCGGATGGGGAACTCCTGGTGATTTCAACCGCTGCAAGCGTCAACTAGCCAAGTACATTGGTCCGCTTTACCTGAACCGGACCTGTGCGGAGTGGCACCATGATGCTCTCGGTTACTGGCCTTCCACACATGCCAAGAAACTCAAGGGCAAGCACTCGCTGGAGATGCTGGAAGACTGTGGTTGCAGCGTCAACCTGGTTGCTTCTGCCGGTCCCAGTATTCTGGAGCAGGCTTGGTTCGAGGACCCGCAGTTGGAGGCACCCACGCCTCTGACTGTCAGTGACGACGGTCGGGTCGTGGGCCACCTGGCGACCTGGGGTGTCTGTCACATCGGAATCAGTGGAACCTGTACGACTCCACCGCATTCCAAGACCAATTACGCTCTGTTCCGTACCGGGGTGGTTCACACCAACGAGGGCATTGTGCCAGTTGGTCAGATCACGCTGGGTACCGGTCATGCGGATCTGCGGGGCCATCGTCTGGCAACCCAGATGCACTACGACAACACCGGAACGGCGGTGGCAGATGTTGCCTGTGGTGAGGATGAGCATGGTATCTGGGTGGCCGGGGCGGTCCGGGGCAACCTTGAGGAAGACCGGCTTCATGCTCTGCGAGCCGGTGCGCTTTCGGGTGACTGGCGTTCGGTCGGGGGGAATCTGGAACTGGTGGCGGCACTTGTGGTCAACACCCCAGGATTCCCGATTCCCAGAATCGGACTGGCTGCCAGCGCCGGGGAGCAGACTGCACTGGTGGCCAGCGGGATAGTCACTCTGCGGGCTCCCAGCCTGGATGTTCGCCAGGCGGTGCGGGAGGCACTGGATGAGATCGAGGGTGCCAAGCGACGCGAGGAGCGTGTCCTGGCCCTGATGAGCACTGTTCGTGAGGCCAGGGTTGGTAGGGTGCTGACATTCGCTGGGGAAGGGGGGCAGTAGCCACGGGCTGTGGATGCGGCAAGAACAAGATCAAGTTCATTTACGTCAAGCAGGATGGTACCGAGCAGGAAGTTGCTACTCGGCACCAGGCGCTTGCTCTGATCCGCCAGAACGGTGGTGGCACCTGGCGTCAGGAAGCCAGGAAATAGGCTCTGCTGGAGGCTACTATGCCGCGCCCGGCACACCAGCAGAGAACTGGAAGTCGGAGATCATCCCCCTGTCACCCGGCTTCCGCCAACCGGCCCGCGTCCTCCCAGCCACGGGTCGGTTGGTTCTTTTCTGGGCCGATGGTATGGTTCGGCCCGAACGCGGTCATATGACGTGATGCTGTGACCGGCCTCCGTGACGGAGGGTGTCTTCTCAGACTGCCCTTGTCCGCACCGGAGGATTCCGATGAAGCAGTTCGACCTTCCCGATGGTGGCCTTGAGGGCCTGTCGTCAGAGGAACTTTCCAGCCTTCTAGACAAGGCATTGGACGCGTTCAACTCACTCGGGATCACCAAGGACTCCGACCCTGACGATGCGACTCTGGCCGAAGGTGAGCGGATTGCTCCGCTGATCACCCAGATCCAGGTGGCGCAGACAGCCAGGTCGGAAGCAGCGACGGCTCGCAAGGACCGTGCGCTCAGCCTTCTCGACCGGGTGCAGCCAGAAGCCGAGCCTGAGCCGGAAGCGGTAGAGGCTGAGGTTCTTGAGGGCGAGGTTGTGGTCGAGGAACTGGAACCTGTGGCCGCTTCGGTGAAGCCGAACCCGGTACGCAAGGCAGCCGGTCGCGGGGTGGAGATCAAGGCTCCGAAGCCGGACCGGGTGGCGGTGCTCACTGCTGCTGCCGATGTTCCCGGTTACTCTAATGGCCAGGGTCTGGATGACCTGAACTCCGTCAGTGAGGCGATGATCGCCCGGATGCGCGGTATCCCGCAGCGGAACCTGGGCAAGATGCGTCACCGCTACGGTGTGGCTGTTATTCGCAAGGACGGCTTCGGGGATCTGACTCAGGCCAATTTCGCCAATGACGACATGGCGCTGGTTTACGCCGCAACTAAGGAGACCCGCCTTCCTGGCGGTTCCCTCGTTGCTGCCGGTGGTTGGTGTGCTCCTTCCGAAACGCTGTATGACTTGTGCGCGGTGGAAGCCGTTGACGGAATCGTCAGCATCCCCGAGTTCCAGGTGAACCGGGGCGGTATTCGCTTCACCGAAGGGCCGGACTTCAGCACGATCTACGCAGCCTGTGGTTTCCAGCAGACGGAGGCACAGGCAATCGCGGGTGACTGCAAGGAATGTTGTGAGCCCACGTGCCCGACGTTCAGCGAGATCCGGCTGGATGTTATCGGTATCTGCATCAAGGCTCCGATCCTCACGAACGCGGCCTACCCGGAACTGGTGCGCCGGTACATCGAGGGCGCTCTGGTCGCTCACCAGCACAAGGTCAACGCTTACCTGCTGAGCGTCATGGCTGCGGCTGCCGGTACTCCGATCACTGCTCCGTACGTGAACCACGGTTCCACGATTCTTACCCTCAATGCGCTTGAGGTGCAGGCTGCGGCCATTCGGCAGAAGTACCGGATGCGGCAGGACGCCAGTATGGAGGTAATCGCTCCGGTCTGGCTCAAGCACTTCATTCGCATCGACCTGACAGCAAGGACAGGTGTGGAGTGGATCGGTGATCCGGTTTCCGACGCTCAGATCAACAGTTGGTTCTCGTCTCGTCACATGAGTGTGCAGTGGGTCTATGACTGGCAGGAAATGGTGATCACGGGCAGCACCCCGACGCTGCCGACCAACGTGACCGTGCTGATGTACCCGGCTGGAACCTGGGGCAAGGGCACGACCGACGTGATCAACATGGACGCGGTCTATGACAGCGTGGGCCTCGAAGCGAACACCTATACGGCCCTGTTCGTGGAGGAGGGCATCCTCGCGGTGCAGAAGTGTACCGAGACTGTGGCTGTCACTCTGCCGGTCTGCAGCAGCGGTCGCACTGGCGCAGCCGATCTCGACAACTGCTTCGGTGTGGTAGCCCCCTGACAGTCTCCGAGGGGCCGGTCTCGGTGTGGACCTAACCGGCCCCTCGGAACCCTAGAAGGGAGGTGAGGTCCATGCCGATAACGGGAACTCCTCGCACCTACCTGACCGTCAGCCCACCTCCGAAGGTGACCGGTGGTCTGCTGGCCTGGGCGAATGTCGTCAGTCCGTCCGATCCGCACATGGTTCTGGGTGGCGAGTACTTGACGATCATGTGCCAGGAGGCTGGTATCTGGGCTGATCTCTGTACCCCGGCACCGGCCACTCCCTGCAATCCAACCGGCAGCACGGTCACGAAGAACTTTGATGAACCGGAACTGATCGTTGGTGACCCGATCGTGGTGTACGCCGGGGTGAAGTGTCATTCGTTCACTTCAGCGCAGCAGAACGAGAATCTGGCCAACGCTCGGATGGTGCTGGAGTACACCGAGGATCGGGTGATGGAGCAGCAACTGCTGCAGACAGCCCTGACATACGGTACTGACCTGGGTGCCGGTCCGTTCGGCGTGAACAAGGCGATGGGTTTGCTGGAGCAGTGGTTGGACCTGGAGTACGCGGGTCAGGGTTTGATCCACATGAGTCGTCAGGCTGCCACCGAAGCGCAGTCGATGCACTTGCTGGAAGCGGATCTGGACGGCAGGCTGCGGACCATCAATGGCACCCCGGTGGTCAATGGGCGTGGTTACTACACCGGGACTTTCCCGGCGATCGACGGCATGAAGATGTTCGCTACCGGTCAGGTGACTCTGATCAAGGGCAAGGTTGTCACCCAGGCGGTGGACGAGATGATCGTGGACACCGCAACCTGCTACCCGCCCAGGGCACTGGCTGAGCGGGTTTGGACGCAACTTGTCGAGTGCGGTATCGGGTACACCACAACCATGCATGCGACGGTGACCTGATGGCTGTGAATCGGAACGAAGTGGTGGTCACCGAGACTGGCAAGGACGTGGCCAGCGTGCTGCTCGGCATTGCGGATCTGCAGGGCTACACGGTGCATCACGTGCGTAGCCAGGAACGTGGTTTCGCGGTGCCGGAGAGCGTTGCTAGGGCGTATCTGGCTGGGGGGGTTACCCAACCTACCCCCCCGGCTTTTGAGGCCCTTGTGGGTGCCCCCACCACTCCGCAAATGGCATCTCAGGGCAATGCCACACCGGCACCCCAGACCACAGGCTGGACCCCTGAGCGCAGGGCCAGGCAAGCAGCACTGATGCGAGAACAACACCAGCGTCGCAAGGAAGCGGCCCTCAAGGAGGCTGACAATGGTTAGTTCGTTTCCCCTCGTTCGCGGGCGGAAGATGCGTGTTACTAGCCTTGACGGCTGCTACAACTTCCACGGTTCAGCAGTACCGGGAACAGACGGTTTCGTCAGTGAGACGAATGTCTCTACCGGTTTCGTCAGCGTGGCTTTCACCGCCAACGTCACCGAGCCGGAAGAACTGACTGTCGTCAATGCCAACGGTCAGACCTGTGTGCGGGACAGCGGCTGCCCTGAGTTCAACGGCTACACGCTTGAGATCACGTTCTGTGAAGTGAGCCCCTGCCTGTTTGCGATGCTCACCGGTCAGGACGTTGTAGAGAACGCGCTTGGTGAGCCCATCGGGTTCACGATGAACTCCAAGGTTTCCGTTTGCGGCCTGTCCGGGTTTGCTCTGGAACTGTGGTCCGGTGTTCCTGGCGTGGCTTGTGGTTCTGGTGGCGAGGGCTCGTTCGGTTACCTGCTTCTACCAGCGGTGCGTCCTGGCATCATCGGAGACTTCACCATCGAGAACGCAGCGGTGTCGTTCGTCGTGCAGAACGCCATTACCCAGGACGGCAACAACTGGGGGATCGGTCCTTCCACCTTCCTGCCGCTGAACGACATCACGGGTGCTCCGCGACCGGTTCAGATGCTTGACCCCAACGACCACCTGTTTGTGGCGTATACGAACGTGGCTCCGCCAGCCGACACCGATGGCTGCGTTCCGCTGGACCACATCGAGTTCCTTGCCACCAGGGGTATCGCTGGTAGTCCTGGCACCTGGACTCCTGTCGGAGGTACTCCTCCTGCGAACGCTGCGGATGCCACTGCCAAGGGCATAACCGCTCAGCCGACTACGCTGTGGACTCCTGGTCAGTACGTGCAGGGTCTCACCGACGGCGCTCCGGGTGAGATGTACTGGAACGGCACCGCCTGGGGTGCTGGTCGGGCTCGCGTGCCTGCGACTGGTGCTACTGCCGGATCGCCCGGTGTCTGGACTCCTGCTGGTAGCCAGCCGCCCGCGAATGCGACAGCGGCTGGAATCGCTGGAATCGTCGCAACGCCCAACACGGCTTGGACTACGGGTCAGTACGTCCAGGGCAGCACGCTTGGTGCTGCTGGACAGATGTACTGGAGCGGTTCCACCTGGATCGGTGGTGGCCCGGCAGCCCTTGCAGCAGACGGTGCTGGGAGAGCCAAGAAGTAGGCTGTAGTCCATGAGCGACTGCCTGAGCCAGTACCCGGCTGATGTCTCCTGCTGTTCGGACTGGAACGACCACACCGAGTATGTGCAGTGCCGTGCGCTGGTCCTGGCATGGGACACCATGCGTCTGCTGTCAGGTGGCAGGGTTGGTCACTGTCGTACCACGATGCGGCCCTGCCTGTCCGAAGATGCTTGTGATGCGTGCTGGGAGGGGCCGAGGATCTGGGATGGTTGCTGGCGCAACATGGCCTGTGGCGGTCCCCGCTGCTCCTGCACCCACCTGTACGAGATCATCTTCCCCGGCGCAGTTGCCGAGGTCTGTGCGGTGTCCATAGACGGCAAGATCACTAATCCGAATATCTGGCGGCTGGACAATAAGCAGCGACTGGTACGTGTGGATGGTGGACCTTGGCCCTCCTGTCAGGACATGAACGCGGACTGCGACAAGCCCGGTTCGGTGTGCGTCGAGT